AAATGTTGTTTCTAAATCATTTCTACAAATTGCTCAGCAAAGATGAGCTGATTGGCACCCCCAATCCCGAGGCAACGTCGAACCCATTGGAAGCAGTATAGGGTCCGCTCGAACCCATGACAACATCATAAAAGCATGACGGTTTCGTGTATAAGAGTGGCTGTAAGGTGTTGGGGCGTTGTTGCACAGAAGTGTACGTAGTTTGTCCCTTGTTGAGTCGCTGCTGCTGAAGAAGAGAGAGCTTACCTGCGCAGATGGGTGCAGAAACAGACGTGCCTCCGACCGAATACACCCGGCCATTCAGAACAATGCGGAGTCCCGTGTTCGGGTCACCCACACACGACAAGTCCGGAGTGATTCTCTTGTTGCTTCTGTTTGTTGGCTGATAGGACGGTCTGGTAAAGGACTGCGAATATCCACACCCCGAGGCAGACCATACTTTCTCGTTGGCTCTGCTATTGTCCGCACTGTTGAGTTGCAAGGTCGTGCCGCCCACTGCCATGACATTGGTGCAACATGATGGAAACGCCACCAGACTGCTGTCTCCGCTTGCGGCAATGTAAATAGTATTTGAATTGCTGAAGTACGAATTGAACGCACCGTATCGTCCCGTATCAGGTATGCCAAAGGACATCGTTAATATGTCACTGTCCACCTTTGGTGTGAAATTGTTCCGGTTGTTGGCGAAGGCAATGGCCCTGAAAATGTCTGCATTCGATGCGGTGGCTGCTTGCACAACCCTGAATTGCGCGTATGGGTTCATGGCATAAGCCCATTGCACATCCATGGTTTGTTCGACTGCCCAGCTGACATTGAAGTAACGAGAGAAGTTGTATACAGCGACTTTACATGGTGGCAATCCAAACATCTTGCCAAATGTTCTCAAGTCGTTTATCAAGTACGGGTTGCTGAACGCTCCTACAATGGTAATCACTACCGGTCGCACACGAACTGCCGGAGGTACACGAGTGACATTGTAAACACTGTTGATATGGGCAGGGGTGAATGGACCGTTGATGATGGCTTTCGATTTGGGAAAATTTTCATCGTCTATCTGGTCCTGGTCGTCTAAAGATATGGGGATTTCTTCTGGATTGAGGATATGATAATGGTTGAAGTCTGGGAACGACAATTTGGTGAGTTGGGTGTTGAATACACACTGAAAGGTAACGTCTAGACTGGGGGATTGGTGATTGCAATATTTGAATTTACGTGAGGTAGACGCAGTGGAATTACGTAGATTTCCCAACAAAAATGACGATGTAGTTTGACTCATATTTAGATAGGGCAAACTGAATATAAATACAGATAATATACTGGGTAGATAAAAAAAATTTATTTTTTATTTTTCATCGTCTTCTTCTGAGTCAGTATCCACTGCCTTCAAATGCAACTTCTTTGACGTGCTGTGTGCTTGTTTCTTCGGTGCAAGAGATTTTAGTGTGGAAACACGCTTGTCAATGTTTTTCAAGGTGAAATGTTTGCTGGCTTTTGTGTAACAAAGTGCTGGAATGTCTTTGATAACACCCTTTTCTTTGTCGTATATCACGTCTTTGACTCTCTGTAAACGTTTGCGGTCGATGCAGTCGCGCAAGAAGGTCATCAAATGCAGTGCTTCGTCAGCAGTGAGTTCGTTGTTCGTCTTGTATACTTCTACATAGTCCAGTAATTTCTTCGTCTTGATGGTTTTATTGAGTTTACACCACGGTTCATTCACTGCACCGTCGGCTTTCCCGTTTTCCAAGAATTTCTCAAGGTTGGAGAGGTCGTTCATTGATTTTGTTTCCTTCAAAGGTGCGCCATTGAGAAGCATGGTCTTGTACTTGATGTTTCGCAATTCATGGCACTCAGTGGTGTCGCGAATGTCCACATTGCTTTCTTCTGTTTCTGCTGTTATCGAGGGAGCGGAGTATTCCATGGTTTTATCGAAATATGGTGATGTGTTATATACTATACTCTATTGGCTTAAGTTTAACTTGTTTTCGTTAAACATTTATTTATGATTCATTGTTTATATCGATTCTGAATTACATTATATTTTACCATATTTTACCATATTTTACCATATTTTACCATATTTTACCATATTTTACCATATTTTACCATATTTTACCATATTTTACCATATTTATTATCGAGTCCCAGTTTATATGAGTGGTGGAGAAGGGGAAATCAAATACGTAACCTTAAACGTAAACGTAAACACAGACAAGACACTCAAGGACAACAACAAGGTCCAGAAGGACAAACCAAATAGGACAAAGCGTGTGGTCGCAGAGCAATGGACCTTTGACGAGAGTTGCTATACGCACGAAAAGCAGCTGGACATGATACGTGCTATTCAAGCAAACGGGTACCAATCAATAGACCCTGTCTCCAAAATCGCTGTGCAACAAATTCAGAAAAAAGTGTCTGGATACAAACAGCAAGACTTGTTAAAGAAAAAGTATCAAGGAGACCGCTTCCTTCACTTGCAATCCATTGTAGACCAAATGGTCGAGTGTGAACTGAAATGTTATTATTGCTTGAACAATATGGATGTGTTGTACGATATAACGAGAGAATCCACCCAATGGTCAGTAGACCGCATCGACAACGACAAGGGACACAATCTAGGCAATTTTTATTTAGCCTGTTTGGAATGCAATCTCAAACGTCGTTGTCGGAATGATGCAAAGTTCCTGTTTACTAAACAATTGAAATTAGTGAAAATGGACACCTAGGAAAGTTCAGAGGAGAGAATAAATAATATACGAGTACAGTATATCATTCATTTATTTGTTGTCTACATGAACTGGAAATGGACAGACGGAAAACCATATGAGCGTACACGACGTATGAAGCAACTCGTAGAAATGGAAAACGAGGCTTTTAGCAAAGAGGTAGAGTCCTCGGCCTATTCTTCTTCTCTCCTTCATGACGAGAATACTTGGGAACTCATGAACCAAACGCTTGCAGGAAATGGTTTCAAAGTGTCGAACAAGAGAGAAGAGTTGGGCAACAAACTAGCCAGCCGTGAATTGGTGCAACAAATTGGTTTCAATCCCTTCCTAGGGCAAACCAATTATGCAGACGATATTTCGATTCGAGACCAGTTTCTCAAACCCGTGAACACTACACAAGGGTCCACACGGACCTCTTCTTCAGATTAAGGATTTGTTGCACATGGTGTAGAGCAAACGGTTCACGAAGTATGCAATGAACACATTGAAGAGCATCGCCAATCCATTCACGACCACACGCCCATTCAATCGTTTGAAGTTGCGAACAATCATCAACATCTCGGCACCTAGCACGCATAGGAAGATAACGAAAAAGAATACTGTGAAGAAAAGGAAGTAGACGCATGCACTCTTGTCTAAAGGACCAAAGATATTCATCCAGAAATTCGACATTTCCTATAAATATAAGCAATATAAAATTACATTAAAAAAAATAAAGGAAAATAGAAATAGGGTATAAGGGGTAATTATATTTACTCCCAGAAACAACTTAAATACGTATTCAACAATCTTAAATAATAAACTTAGTACGTACGTGCTGTTTCCCAAACATGTCTCTAAATGCCAATTACACCACACAAAACGAACTTTTACTAAACAATTTGCTCGAGTTCTACAAACACAACGACAACCTCAGCAAGATGCTGAAAATCATTACTGGTGAATCTCGTATTTCTCTCCGCATCGTGGATTGGTTTGCGACCAATTATGCCAAGAAGAACTATACCTTGTACGACATTGAAACCCCCAACGGCGAACTCATTCGCTTCAAGGTGTACTTGGATTACAAGCTGAAACTGAAAGCCTATAGCAAACGAAAGTTCGACCCTTTCTGTAGATGGGAGCGCATCAGTATTCCCTATAAGGATGGCACATGCATTGAGACTACCATTGGTCAGCTAAACTTCTTCAAGTGGGCACTCGAGAACAAGGTCGTGAACTATATCGAAGAGAACTACGATGTCATTGAAAAGGACATGAACTGCCGTAACAGTACTTCGAAGAGAAAGGAAATGGTGGCGGAGAATACCAAGACAAGAAAGAAGAGAGAAGAACTTTCGATATCAGCCATTCGAAGCATTAAGAAGGAAGAGGTGGAAATCGTTGTGAAATTTCACTGAATATTCAATAAAATTGAATAAAAATTGTTGTCAAATATATCTGTAATTATATCACTACACATATATAATACAAAAAAAAGGAAAGAGTATGAAGACCACCATTGTTCGGATTGAAAAACACGAGACCAAGTATGAGTGGCTAGGATACACAATTCATATGAGTGACCGTTCCAAAAACATCACTTGCAAAATATCCAATGCTGCCAACTGCTGCGAGAAATTCGGTGTTCATGTTCAAAACACCAATCTGTCCGAGTTCATTGGTGCGGAGTATCAGGCTGTTTACATCACCGAAAAGATAACCAACGAGTGCGACCTAGTTGTCATTGTGCAAATCTCTATCCATACGAACCGCGGACCCATTGTCATTCAACTGTACAACGAACACAATGGCTACTATGCACATGATTTTTACATTCAAACAGAATATGGAATGAAGATAGAGAAGTTATAAAAATTGTTCTATAAATTAATCACTTATTTACAACTTTGCACATTCTAATATTATAAAAACTAACTATAAACCAAAAAACCAATTTAAACATTACTTGAATAATATAATATATTATTATTTTTAATTTGCGCACTTCGTCATAAATCAAATACCGTCTAAATTCAACACAAATGAATGCGCTTGACAGATTGAAGAAATTTGGCAGACTAATATCCTTTGATGAATTGGAGATGCATCGCGGGCTACCTAACGTTGGATTCTTTTTAGGCAGCAACTACATAGAGACGACCCTTCCTATCGAAGAGGTGGAACGTATCGTGGAGGACGTCTTGGAGGCGTTACCTAACAAGGTGTGCTTTCACCCACAACAAGTCAAATCTTTTGTGCGCACCCCAGGAACATATAGCTGGAAGGTTCGACAAGAAGACCATGACGCCGTCGACGAATTGCATGACGATGCTGTCTGTACAACGGCGGTCTATTTATACAGAAAGAATGCTCAGTCAATTATTGTAGAATTGATGCGTTTGAATGGAAACCAGAATGTGTTTGAAAAGAACTGGAGAGAAATGTTGAATGCCTTTCACACCTTTGCACATTTAAAACGCCCATTTTAGAGGACAAAAAAATATGCAAAAATATAAAATCAATAGTAGGAATTTCACCTACGATGGTCTAACTTTTTCCTCTTCCTTTTGAGTATTTGAAGAGGTGAAAGACGAAATATGAAAAAATAATGGGCGTTCTTGTTTTTCCATCCACCACTTTGTTAAGTTCATTATGTTTATTGATGAATTCGCATCTCTTGTTCTAAATACGGTTTGTTTGACTTGAGGTCTCACGCAGTTAGAGCAAACTAAAAGACGGAATTGTTTCTCTCCATTTTTATGTCTGTAATAATCCAGGTTATTATAACATTCGCAACATTTCTTACTTGTATTACATTCATTTATAGTAATTGTATCGTATTTTTTATGGATTTGTTTTCTTAATCCCTTATTCATAGTAGGCATAAAATGTTTCATTTGTGTGCTTCTTGACCAATTACCATAACCAATTAGGATATTTTCACCAAAAGTTTCCTTTATTTTATTCAGGAATGTATCCATACTTTTCTTTCCATAACTATATTGACGAAACTTCATTTTCCTCCATGTTTCTCGTTGGTAAAATTCTATTACTTTCTTATTCAACTTATCCTTTTCTACCAAGTATGACTTGAACTTTTCATAATTTACTGATTTGCTATTTTCGGAAGAGAGTTCAGCTTCATACTCATTTATTTTGTTTTTTTTCTTTTCCTCTAATAATATTCTTTGATTACACTTTGCTTTACTTTCTATTTTTCTTTGCGGTGCTGTATATTGCAATTTATTACCATTACCATCCATCATATAAACTAATGAACGCTTTCCTGGGTCGCAACCAACAATATTTC